TTATTCTTTAAACTGTTCTCTTATACTATCAAGTTTTTTAATGATTTTCTTATCTAAATTTTTTCGTGCCTCATTTTTATCAATATAATCTGGTAAACGTAATAAAGAAATCATATAGTCAAGTAAAAAACTTTTACCTTTATTATTTAAACAATGATATGCCATAAGAAAATTTTCTCCACCATTAGACAGTAACTTACTTGACATCAATGAACTTATACCCAGACCAAAGTCTTTCATCGTAGAAGTCACTTCATTAATCTGTTCAGAAAGTTCATTAAATAGTTCGTTTAGATTTTTACGTTTTATCTCCATCTCATTACTTTCATTTATTGAAATGATCTTTATTATATCTTTGGAAAATTCAAGTGCCAAAGTATCCTCATAACTTAGTTCATTTTTGTTTTTTCCTTTAGTTCTTCTATATCATTTAAATTATAATCACCTATTAATTCAAACGGACTTACATTAAAGACCTTAGAAATAAGTGCAATCATATTCCTATTTGGTCTACTTAATCCCTTTTCCCAATTACTGATAGATGTATTGGTTGCCATAATATTTTCAGCTAATTCACTCTGAGTTAGCTTGTTTTTTATTCTTAAACTCCTCAATCTTTCGCCTAAACTCATATTCTTTATCACTCCTTGTAAAAACAATATCATGTTATTGATAAATTACAATAAATGATTTCAAATTTTGAAAAATTAAGTATTGATATTTCATTGTTTGAAGTTTGTAATATGCTTAAATTCAAATATTGGAATAAAATGCTGAAGCGATGAAACAAATAATTGAGCAACTAACTATTTCCGTAACAGAATTATCAAAAGTTTTAGGAGTATCAAAACCAATAGCGTACAGATTAGCAAATTCAAAAGATTTTCCAGTATTACAAATAGGTAGCCGTAAAGTAATACCTGTAAAGAAATTAGAAAAATGGCTTGAAGAAAATACAGGTTTTGTAGGCGGTGAGAAATAACGGACAAGTATAATAACATTCCGCAAACTCTAAAAACTTTGAATCAATGGATATGTTATGGGCTTGTTTGTGATAATGAAAAAGGTAAAATCATTAAGATACCAAAAAATCCACACAATGGATAAATGCTAGCTGCAATGACAAAGAAAACTGGAGCGATTACAACACAGCGGTAAATTCCGTAAAACGCTATGGATTTGACGGTATTGGATTTGAACTAGACAATGGCATAGTTGGTGTGGATTTAGATAATGCAATTGATGAAAGCGGTAAGCTTACAATCGAAGCCGATGATATTGTGAAGGCGCTAGGCAGCTACACAGAGATAAGCCCAAGCGGCAAAGGTTTACATATATTTTGTAAAGGGAAACTTCCACCTGAAAGGCGAAGGATAGGCAATATAGAGATGTATTCCTCGAACCGTTTCTTTACCGTTACCGGCAATATTTATGGTCAAAACAGAGAAATCGAAGAACTTTCATATGAATTAGGCATAGTCCATAAAGCTTATCTTTGTGATGAGGAGCAGGAACCAGCTAAAAATACGGACATTGATAAAAAAGCTAGTCAGGAGCTGCAAATTAAATCTTGCCTAACAGACAGCGAAATCATAGAAAAAAACTCAAATGCTAAAAACGGAGATTTATTTAAAAGTTTATGGAGTGGAAATTATGGAAATTATAAATCAAAAAGCGAAGCAGATCAAGCATTGTGTAATATTCTAGCTTTTTATTGCGGAAATGATTTTAATCGCATAGACAGCTTATTTCGCAGGTCAGGATTGTATCGTGAAAAATGGGACAGGGTTGATTATAAAAACAGAACCATAAATAAGGCTATATCGGGTTGCAGGAATACGTTTCACTGTCGTGAAAGATCTGATAATAAGATTTTAAATCAATATAATCAAAAAGCTATACCTTATTATATCAATAAAAAAACCTTAAAGAATACTGGTGAAATTAGATTTACTGTAAACTGTCCTCTGCTTTCAAAATATATAAGGGAAAACAATGATTATTTGTTTGTTACAGATGAAGCAAATGGCGCAGTGATGCGGTACTGGTATAAAGGCGGGTA